CGGCGCGGACATCTACCCCGGCGACCCGCTGATCGGCGTGTCCGACGGCACGTTCGCGCGCACGCCGGCGGGCTCCGCCGCGGGCGCCGCGACCGACGGCATCACCGCCGTCTGCATCGACATCCTCCAGTACCGCAACAGCGCGGGCATCGTGCTGCGGAACGGTCTGCGCTACCTGCCGTCCGGCACGACCTACACGGCCGACGCCGACCGCTCGACGCTGCTCGCGGTGCTCGCGACCGAGAACACGATCTTCCGGGCGAAGGGCAACGCCGCGAACGCTTCGATCGCCGTCGCCCGCGCGCTCGGCTTCATCAACGCCGACCACGCGTACTCGGGCGCCGACCAGGGCCTCGGGCTCTCGGGCGCCGTGCTCAACATCTCCACCGCGGCTGTCACGGCGACGCTGCAGTGGCGCGTCCTCAAATGGGAGGACCTGCGGCCCAGCAACGACCCGACACAGACCAACTTCACGGTGCTGGTCGTGCCGAACCTCATCTACGCCCTGCCGATCAAGGGCCACTCGACGACGGCCATCTGAGGAGACACCATGGCGACGTACGGCCTTTCCACTTCGCAGTTCGACGACGCGAGCATCCGCGGCACCATCAAGGGCGCCTTCCGGCACAAGTACCGCGAGGGCACGCCGCTCTGGAAGTCCTGCGGCTTCGAGGTCGACACGACCAAGAAGCCGTTCGAGGAGTACACGAGCTTCACCGGCATCGGCCTGGCGCCGCGCAAGGAGCAGTTCGCCCAGATCGCGATCGACGTCCCGAAGCAGAACTACACGAAGCGCATCAACCTGCTCCAGTACGCGATCATGGTGCCGGTCTCCGAGGAGGCCCTGCGCTGGCTGAACAGCGGCGGCATGAGCGCGAAGCAGTTCCTCAAGCCCTCCGAGATGACCGCGGAGAGCATGAAGGTGACCAACGAGATCCTCGCGGCCGACATCTTCGGCAACGCGTTCTCGACCACGGTCGGCCTCGGCCCCGACGGCCAGCCGCTGGTGAGCGCCTCGCACAAGCTCGGCCGCGGCGGTACGGGCTCGAACTACATCGGCAAGGTCTCGCTGTCGCAGACCGGTCTCGAGGCCGCGCTCATCCAGGGCCGCAAGATGCCCGACGACGTCGGCCTGCCCGTGGGCGTGGGCGACGGCGAGAAGCTGGTGATCATCCAGGAGGACGAGCGCTACAACGCCATCCGGATCATCACCTCCACGCTGCAGTCGAACACGACCAACAACGCAGTCAACGCGCTCAAGAACGACATCAAGATCGAGAACGTCAAGTCGAACCGGTATCTGCCGTCGACCAGCAACTGGTTCATGGTCAACACCGGCGTCGAGAACGGCCTGATCTGCCTCATCGAGAAGGAGGCGGACATGCGCGACCACGGCGACGACAAGCGCTACGTCGAGTACTTCAGCGCCTACGAGTCGATCGCGTTCGACTGGTTCGAGTGGCGCCGGGTCCAGGGGTCCGACTTCTGAGGAGACGACGCCCATGATCGATTTCGGCGGCGACCAGATTGCTCCCTCTCCGGGCCTCGATGACCGCGGCTACGCGAAGCTCATCTACTGCGGGAACACCGCGGGGCTGACGTACAGTTCGACGGGCGAGCGCTACGACCAGCCCGTGCGCACGCTGTTCGGCACGCCGGGGCAGTTCGACGGCGCGATCGGGAAGGCGCACAACGCCGACCTGGGCACGAAGATCTTCGTGCGCCGCGGGCACGCCGAGAACATCTCGGCCGCCGACATGGGGATCGACACGCTCACGCGCAAGCGCATCCACATCGTGGGCGAGGGCGACGAGACCGAGCGACCGACGTTCACGTTCACGGCCGCCGCCGCGACCTGGCTGCTCGATACCGACTCGATCATCATCGAGAACTGCAACATCAATCTCGAGCCCGGCGCCGGCGCCATCAACGTGGCCGCGCCCATCACCGTCTCGGGCAACGGCTGCGGCTTCCGCAAGGTCAAGTTCCGCGGCGGCACCGACGCGAACAACAAGGTCACCGTCGGCATCACCTGGACCGGAAAAGATGGGTTCATGGAGGACTGCACCTACAACGGTGCGACCGCCGCGACCGCGACCACGCATCTGCGTCTCACGGCGGCCGACCGCTTCCGCGCGCTCCGGCTGCGCATCGACGCGGCGACGACCGCGGTGGGCGTGGGCGTGGTGCAGTTCCTGACCACGGCGAGCCTGAACCAGGATTGGCGGGAGTGCTTCTTCCGCAACAACCTCGCGGCCAGCACGCAGGCGTTCGGCAGCTTCGCGGCCAACACGGGCGCCATGCACTATTGCAACGCCGGCATCCTCGCGGGCTCCACGGCGACCGCGATCGATCACAGCGCCGGCAGCATGAACTACTACAACTGCCGCATCTCGCTCGCGCTCGGCGCGGTCGACGCGGCCATGACCTAAAAGCTTCTTCCGCCCGGCTGGACCTCGCTCTTACCTCCTTTCGGCGACCCGGCCGCGCGGGACTTTTTGCTGAGAGGAAAAGCAAGTGGCGAGCATCCAGACATACCTAGCCGGCGTAGGCGGGGCGACGGGATCCGACATCGGAACCGCCGCGCCGCTGATGTGCTCGGGCTACGTCTGGTACGTGCACCACACGGGCACCGATGCCGCGGGCACCGCCGGGCGCGATAAGCAGAAGCCTCTCGCCACGCTCGCGCAGGCGCATACCAACGCGTCCGCGGGCGATCTGATCTACTTCCTGGAAGGTCACACCCAGGTCCTCGCGGCGTCGCAGACGTTCAACAAGGCCGGGATCATCCTGGCGAGCGAGGGTACCGGCACCAGCCGCGCGAGCTTCACTCGCAACGCCGACGTGGTCATGTTCGACATCACCGCGGCCGGCGTGCAGATGCACAACCTGTGGTTACCGCAGTCGACGATCGCCATCAGCGCGGCGAATCCGAACATCCGCACGGCGGCCGCGTCGACCCTGCTCGAGGGCTGCGAGCTCGACTGCGGCGCGCTCGACCTGGCGCCGGGGCTCCAGCTGAACACCGGCGCCGACCGCTTCGAGGCGCGTGACTGCACCTTCGTCTCGACGTCGACGAGCCTCACTGCGCAGCCGCTGGCCGGCATCAAGGTCAACCAGGCGGTCAGCGATATGCGCCTCGTGAACGTCACGATCGACGGCGGCACGGTCGGCTGGTCGACCCCGCACGGCTTCAACGGCGCCGCCGCGGTCACGCGCCTGACCGGGCGCAACTTCAAGCTGATCCGCAACTCCGACGCGATCATCGCCACGGGCGGCGTCGGGCTCATCACCCTTGGGAGCGCGAGCGCCTCGGCGCGCGTCGAGTGGACGCCGTGAGCTGGACGCGCGGGGCGGTCAAGATCAAGAAGACCTGCGACGTCTGCGGGCGCGAGCGCGTGGTCGAGCCGGGCGTGTTCCGGGTCATCAAGGGCCGCTGGTCGTGCAACTGGGATGGCGGATTCATCCCCTACGAGGTGGCCGACGCCGTCCCCTACAAGACGTTCCGGGCGCGCCCAATCAAGGACGCGCGTCCATTCGACCCGCGACCCTCGTACCAGCTTGCCGAAGAGCAGATCTTCGCGTCGCTGCGGGATCTCTACGCCTACGGCTTCCTGCGAGTCACCAACAGCCCGGCCAGCGCAGCGGCTGCGGTGTCCGTGACCCTGATCGCCTCCGCGCCGCCGATCGGCCCGCTCACGGCGAGCCCCTGGACGGCCGCGTGGTCGGCGATCTACTTCCACGGCGTAGTCACCGAGAACAAGCGGCCCGCCGGCATGGTCGCCGATGCGCGCGCGCTGCTGAAGACGATCGCCGACTGGCTCGTTGCGAACCAGGAGGCCGGCCCGGGCGTGATCGCCGGCTCCGGGCGTCTCGTCGGCGACACCATCCCGAACAGCGACACGCAGCCCGAGTGGGGCGGCTACCGCGCCGATGCCTCGTTTCAGACCAGCGGCGGCTTCCCGGGCTTCTTCGCTCTCTCCTCGGCCGCCGCCGGCCTTGCGCTCCTGCGCGCCTACCAGGTGTTCGGGACCCAGCTGTACGCGGACGCCGCGCGCGCGTGCGCGTGGTTCCTGCGCAACCTTCAGTGCAGCGATCTCATGGTCACGTCCCCGGCCTCCAGCGACGCCGGCGGCGCTTCCCCGAAGCATTGGGGCGCGTGGTCGCAGAAGGTGCAGTTCGCCGCGGCTCACTACGCGCAGGACTCGCTGTTTCTGGTGAACTCGCTGCTATGCCTGCGCTTCCTGGCGCTCTACAAGACGGTGCTCGGCGACGAGACGATCGGCTCGCCCTCGACGGCGACCGTGACGGGGCCGAATGGCGCCGGCGCGGTCGCGTGGGTCACCGGATCGCGGGCCGCGCTGGTCTCGGTCTGCATGGCGGAGGCGCGCGCGTTTTGGGAGACGGCCCAGCCGGACGCCGTGCTCGGCACCTCGATCAAGGGCCTCTCGACGGCGACGCCGGCTGAGGGGTTCAACAGCTACCCGGCCGCCAAGAACAACCTGCCCGCGGGCACGGGCTCGTGGATCTGGGGCGCGAACCAGTCGGCGACCGCCACCACGATCACGGGCCAGGGCTGGGCGCTCGCGCTGTCCTCTCTCTATGAGGTGGACGGGGCGTCCAGCTTCGTCGTCGCCGCGTTCGACTGGCTGATGGGGTTCGCATCCAACCCCGCGACCGAACTCCCCGCCACGACCGCGAACCGCATGGTCAGCGGCTACGACGACGCCGTCCTGCTCGCCGGGACCAAGGGCACGTTCGATCCGAAGACCGCGCTCACGACGACGCTCACCGTGCGCGACGCCACGCTGGCGTTCACGGCGACGCCGCAGAATGCGAGCTCCGTCTACGACCTCTCGAGCGTCGGCCTTCTCGCGCCGCTCTACACTGCTCGGCAGGCGTCCTCGTTCAAGGCGCTCAAGGACGCGCTCGATCAGCCACGGCGGCAGTCGATGCAGAACGGACGCACGCTGTGGCTCGGTCAGCTCGGCGAGTGCGGCCTGAGCTACCAGGTCTTCAATAACGGTGCGTTCATCTTTCAATTCGTGGCGCGCGCGGCGATGGTCGGGCTCGTCTACCGCCAGCAGCCGGGCGCCTTCCTCGGGAAGGGGCACGCGAACTGATGGCCGCCACCGCCACCACTGCCACGACGGACCTGGACGTCGACACCGAGATCGCCCTCGCGCTCCACCGCGCCGGCATGCTCAACGCCGGCTCGACGCCGGAGCCCGAGCAACTCGCGCTCGGCAAGCTGTTCCTGCACTCGGTGCTCACGTCGCTGCAGAGCAAGGGCATGATCGTGCGCACCGTCGAGCGCACTGAGCTGAGCACGGTTCCCGGCCAGAACTACGTCGACGCGCCCGCGGACACGGTGTCGATCGAGAAGGACGGCGTGGTCCGCAATGTCGATGGCCTGACCGAGCTGCCGATCGAGATCTACTCGCGTTCCGACTACATGCGCCGGATCGTGAACAAGACGATCCAGGGCAAGCCGATCTACTACTACCCCGAGAAGCGCGCTGACGGCACCTTCCGGATCTACCTCTGGCAGGTCCCCACGTCGGACTGGCCGACCATCATCGTGCCGCGCGAGCGGCGGACGAAGGATGTGACGGTAGGCAGCGTCCTCCTCGACGTGGACGTGCGCTGGACGCTGCCGGTCGGCCTGGCGCTGGCCGCGGAATTCGCGCGCCACTACGGCCGCGTGGCGCGACAGCAGGCGCTCAAGCTCGAGTACGACACCGAGATGGGCTCGGCCATGGACAACGAGACGGAGCGAGGAGACGCGCAGCTGTGCGCGGATCCGTCGCCGTGGGACTACTGATGGGCCACCTCATCAAGGTCTACTACCCCGAGGCGGCCAGCGGCACGGTGGAGGTGTTCAACCACGGCAGCCAGACGTCGCGGGCCGACGTGTTCGACGACTGGGACTGCACGATCCCGGTCGCCGACTATTCGATCGACGGCAGCGGACGGTGGAAGGGCTGGGTGCGCGATCTCGTCGATGTGCGCGTGAAGAGCGCGAGCCTGCTCCTGATCGACGAATGGACCGAGGGCACCGAGGCCGCGCTCGTTGGGCTCGAGTCCGCCGGCTTCACCGGCACGCTCGCGGACGGCAGCCAGGGCACAGGAGGCGACGTCCAGCTGGCCGAGGTGCTCGACCGAATCATGACCAGCTTCGGCGCGCCGAACTTCTACGTGCGCGAGACCGGCACGAGCGTAGACGTGAAGCTGAAGGACGCGCTTCACTCGGTGCGAACGACCAACTTCCCGTTCTTCGTCGTGACCGACGCGGCCTATGGCGCGGTCGGCGACGGCGTAACCGACGACAAGGCGGCGATACAGCGCGCGCTGGATGCGGCTGCGGCTGCCGGCGGCGGGATCGTCTTCTTCCCCGGCGGCAAGACATACCTGCTCACGGGCGGCCTGCTCGTCACCGCCAATACGGTCTCGCTCCTCGGCGCCGGCGCGACGAGTTCGGTCCTCAAGATCACGACCACCAACATCGTGCTGCTGACCTTCAACGCGGGCGTGGCGACCTTCGGCGGCGGCTTCTGCGCGGGTCTCGGGTTCGACTGCTCGAGTAGCGCTCAGACCAACGCGATCGACGTCGTGACGGCGCCGGGCTACACGTTCGAGCGGCTGCGGATCCGCAACTTCCTGAACGGCATCAACCTGCAGTCGAAGGCGATCATGCGCTATGTGGACTTCTTCGGCATCGCGGCTGGGTCCGCGATCGCCAGCTACGCCGTGTGGGCGCATGGTTCGGCCGATGGAACGCTCGTGAAGGACTGCCTGCTCGAACTCGGCGCGCAGGCGTTCACTAGCGGCCGCGTTGTCTACGTCGGGGTAGCCCGAGTAGTTGTCGACAGCTGCGACATCTTGCACCGAAGCGACGGAACGATCGGCGTCCAGGTAGATACCGGTCCAGGCAAGATCGTCAACTGCCACTTCCGTCGCTCCGCCGGAGCGGCCGGCGTCACGGGCACCTGGATCTACGCTGGATCGGGAGAGGTTCTCGAGGACAACAACACCTTCGAGACCGGCACTACGGTGTATCTGTTTCAGGACTCTAGCGGCGGTACGGCGGCGACTGTGCATCGCGGAAGTCGCGAGAAGCTGCGCCTCACGCAAAGCATCGCTGCCGGCACCGCTACGTGCAACCTCGAATACGGCGAGCACATGATCACCGCGACCGGAACGCCGATCACGGTGGCGGTCCCGGTCGCGGCCGCGCTCAATCAGGGCTCGCCTTCAGGGCGCATGCTCGTGCGCTACACCGTCCGCAACACGACTGGCGCGCCCGTCAACGTCACCAACAGCGCGGCCGGCAGCGGGACACATATCAACGGTGCCGTGGTTGCGGTGCCGGCCGGCAAGTCGGCGACCTGGACGCTCAAGTTCAACGAGATCAGCGCCACCTGGGACGAGGTGTCCTTTGCGACCGGGTGACCATGCCGCCGCGTGAACTCACGTTCGAGGGCCAGCAGTCGGGCTGGGATGAGCTCGGCGGATCCGCGCCGGCATTCCGCAACTGCGTCGTGCACAGCCCGGACGGCATTCGCGCACGCCCGGGCATCCGCGCGTGGGCCGAGTGGCCCGCGTCTGTGCCATCCACGGCGCCCGTGGTCGCCATGGCTCCGTTTGGCGACGCCCTCCTCTACGTCACCGACGACGGCGCCGGCACGCGCGACGTGTTCGCCTGGCGCGCGGGGTCCGTGATCGCGCTGTCGAGCGCAGCTGATCAGCGCATCGATGGCAGCCTTCGCCCGACGATCGCGACCACGCGCTCGTGGGCCATCATCACCGGCGGCGGCGTGCCACAGAAGATCACGACCGGCCTGGTGTCGTCGCGCCTCGGCGGCGGGCCGCCCAACGCCGCGGACATCTCGACGCTGACCCAGTACCTGGTGCTCGTCGCGAACGATCTCTCGGGCCTGTTCTTCTGGGACATCCCCGGCGACGGCGGGATCGAGATCTGGGAGACCGATCTGGACTTCCGCGAGGCTGAGGCGCGCCCCGATCCGCTGGTGGCCTGCGCGGACACCACGCGCGAGCTGTGGATGTTCGGGACGCAGACCACGCAGATCTTCGTGCCCGATGAGAACGAGGCGTTCACGCCGGGGCCAGCCATCGAGGACGGCTGCCTCGCGCTCCACAGCCCGATCAAGCAGGGCGACCGGATGGCCTGGCTGGCGAACGGCCGCCGCTTCCTGGTCAGCGACAGCGGAAAGCCGCTCGACCTCGGCGACCAGGGCATGGCGGCCGACTTCAAGAAGCTCGTCACGGTCTCGGACTGCTGGGGCTTCCGGCTCGTCATGGGGAACTTCGATTTCCTCGTGTGGGTGTTTCCGACGGAGGGCAGGACGTTCGCGTTCGAGGCCAAGAAGGGCGTGTGGTCGGAGTGGCGTGGGTGGCGTGACGGTCGGTGGCAGCCGTGGATCCCGACGTCGTACACGTTCTGGGAGGAGAAGAACATCCACCTGGTGGGCCTCGCGGACGGCTCGATCGCCGAGCTGTCCCTGGACGCCAACACCGACAACGGCGACACGATCCGGTGCATCGCTCGCGGCGGCTTCCAGCGCGTCCCGACCGACGCCAGCACGATCCAGGCGCGCGATCTACAGCTGCAGCTGCGCGCGCTCAATGACAGCGGCGACGGCACGATCGACGTGCGCTGGCGCGATGGCCTCGGAAGGTTCATTCGCCCCTTGCGCAAGTCGTTCACGGCGCGCCAGCCGACCGTGATCATCAGCCCGGCGGGCGCGCCCTATCAGCAGCGACAGTACGAGTTTGCGTGGGATGCGGAGAGCGCGGTTTATCTGGCGAGCGCGACTGAAGCGCTCGAGGAAGTCGAGGTGTAACGATGGGACTTGGCTTCCTGAAGAACCCGGCGCGAGTGTTCACCGCCGCAGCCACGCTCGGGGCGAGCGAGCTTTTGCCCGGCGGCGGCCAGGATCAGGACGCGAACGCCGAGGACGCGACCAACGCTTACGGCCAGCAGATCAACGACTACCGCGCCCTCGGCGCCAAGCAGGGACAGCGACTGATCGATCAGAAGGCCGGCGCGAAGGGAAACTACGCCGGCGCGCAGGCCACGCTGGACTACGGCTGGCAGGCGCCGACGCAGCAGCAGGACTGGTACTACAATGCCAAGAACCAGTACGGCGGCACGACCAACGCGCAGGCCTACTACAACAACGCGCCTCCGCAAAACAGCTACGCCAGCGGCTACTACAACAGCTACCAGCCGAACACGTACCTGCAGAACTACAACAAGAGCCGCTCGGTCAATCCGTACACCAAGGTCAGTTCCCGCCTCGATGAGCTGAATGGCGAAGGACCGGGTTACGCCGCGGGCGGGCTCAGCGATGCGCGCGCGTTCGCGAGCGGGCCGACCGGCACCGGCCAGCGCATGAAGGACCGGCAGTATCTCGGCCAGGATGCGCTCGACGCCCGCTACAGCGAACGCCAGCGGCCGGTGACCGATGCGCTCGACACGCGCCTCGCCGACCTGAAGCGCCTCGGCCCCGACATGCTCGACCTCCGCGCGAAGGACCGCGCGGCCTACAACCAGACGAAGACGCGGTCGAGCGGCATCCTCGACGAGACGCAGGACCCGAACGCGTACTCGCAGCGGTCGGACGCCTACGCGGGCAACCTCGCGGGCCAGACGTTCGACAAGAACGTCGGCCGGCTCGCCGACGTCGCCAACAGCCGACAGGACGACACCGCGCAGTTCCTCGACAACTACGATCCGAACCGCACGCAGGGTCTGGCCGACACGTACAGCAAGCTGGCGGCCGAGGGTCCGACGTACGAGGAGCAGTTCTACACGTCGCAGCTTGCTGGCGACAACCCCGCGTACAACCAGCTCGCGAAGGATCTCGAGCGCCAGACGGCGACCTCGAGTGCCGCGCGCGGCGGCTTCGTCGCCGGCAAGACGCTGGACATGCAGCGCCGGGCGGGCGCGAACCTCGCGGCCGATGAATTCGCGCGCCGGGGCGATCTCGCCGCGAGCGCCGGCAACGCGCGCCGGGCGCGCCTCGGTCAGCAGCTCAGCGGCGCGCAGGCGCTCGATCAGCAGCTGCTCGGGCAAAACCAGCTGAAGGGCCAGACCGCGGTTGCGCGCGGCGGATACCTCGCCGACCTCGCCAAGAGCCGCGACACCTCGAACATCGAGAAGTCGCGCCAGCTGTCCGAGCTGGCCCAGTTCGGCGACACGCAGGGCCTCAACCTCGAGAAGCTGCGCGCGGATGTCGCGCACAACGAGGACATGACCCAGGAGCAGCGCCAGCAGGCCCTCGACACGATCGACAAGCAGCTGAGCGATCGGGATCTCGAGCGGCAGCGCCAGCAGAACACGGTGGCGCAGGGGCTGTCCACGCGCGACCTCGCGGACCGCGGCGCTCTCGACACACTCGCTACCGGCCTCTCGAACCGGGACGCCGAACGCCAGCGCCAGCTGGACGCGCTCGCGACCAGTGGCGACACGACCGAGACCGCTCGCTACAAGAGCTACCTCGACCAGCTCAACGCCGCGGACACGTACCACACCAACGAGGGTCAGCGCGGTGACAAGCTCGCCGCCGATTACCAGGCGGACCAGACGCAGCAGCAGAAGTACCTCGACGATCTCGCGAAGTACGGCAGCGACGAGGCCGCGAACGCCGCGGACCTGCGCCAGCGCTCGGCAGCGAGCGCGTCGACCGAGTACCAGAACTGGGTGAACTCGCGCCAGCAGGGCGCGCGCGATGCGGACACGTCGAACATCGCTCAGGGCACGATGCTCGGCGGGTTCGCCAAGAACGCGAGCGAGGAGCAGGCGGGGGCTCAGCGCGACCGGTTCGACGCTCAGCTCCGGATGGGCAACGCCCAGGCGGCGATCGACATCGCCTACGACATGGCCGCGAACGGCCAGATGGACGAGACCGAGCTCGCCGCGATCGACGCCAAGCTTCAGCAGGCCGGCGTGCCCGCGCAGGCGCGCAAGGCGCTCGCCGACAACTTCAACCGCGCCCTCCAGACCGGGATCGAGGGCTACCGCGCGATCTCGGGTGGAGGTGGGGGCGGAGGAGGCGGCGGCTCGGCTCCATCCGCGCCGACCGGTCGCGACTACACGGGGCCGGTGTTTTGATGGCGCCGCGCGCGAGCTACCCAAACTTCTTCCCCGATTCCAACGAGTCGTTCCAGGGTCTGATCTCGACCCTGCGCGGGTACACGCAGGACAGGGAGGATCGCCGCCGGTTCGAGCTCCAGGAAGCGCGCCAGCGCGCGGGCGAGGACTTCACGCGCCGCCAGAGCGAGGTGGCCGAGCGCCGCGCGGCCGAGGCGGAGCGGCGCCAGGGCGTCACCGAGCGCCAGGCGTACGCCGACCGGCGTTCTCGGCGCGCCCAGCAGATCGCCGACCTCGCGCGCCAGGGCCGCACGACCGAGGCGCAGGCGCTCGCGCGCGCCGGCCGCGACGTCAACCCCGACACCGGCGAGGACGAGTCGATCCAGTTCGACCCCGGCGGCGAGTCGTTCGACCCGGGTTTCAAGCCGCTCCAGCTGGACGAGCCGACCATGCAGGCGCCCGCGCGCGGGCCCGCCGCGCTCTACGGCGGCCGCTTCTCGGCGCCGGCGGCAGGCATGGGCCCCACGGCCCCGCGCGCGCCGCTCGAGCAGCCAGCGGGCGCGGACGACGGCGCCACGGAGCCGCCGCCGCTCGACCAGCAGAACGGCGCGCCCGCCGCGCGGCCGCCGCGCACCGGCCTGCGCGCGCTGAACATCGGGCAGCCGCCGCCCGAGATCGACACGACCCAGGGCAAGCTGACCCGTCGCAACCCCGCCAGGGTCATGCCGGGGGGCGAGCGCGTGGAATTCGACCCGGCCGAGGGCCAGCGCTACAGGCTGCAGGAGGCGCAGGACACGGCCGATCGGCTGATCACGCAGGCGTCGCAGGAGACCGACCCCGCCCAGCGGCGCGCGATGCTCGCCGAGGCGCAGCGGATCCGCGCGTCCATCCCCGGCGCGAGCGCCGCGGGCCTGCGCACCGAGGCCCTGCAGCAGAACGCGCAGGCCTTCAAGGCCGCCGAGGCCGACAAGCACGACATGACCGCGGAGCAGAAGTTCAAGATCGGCATGCGGCCGAAGGCTGCTGGCGCCGCTGGCGCCCCGAACCTGAAGAACGACACGGCCAACCGGCAGGATCTAGGCCTGCTCGAGAAGCACATGGTGAACATGGAGCGCTCGGTCGGGTTCAAGGCGCTCGACGGGCAGAACAAGGCCCTCCAGATCGCCCGTGCGAATTTCGAGGGTGACGATCCCGCCCGCGCGCTCGCGCGCCGGGACGCGATGATGAATCTCGCGGCCGTCGCCCGCGGCGGCGCCAAGCCGACCGACTCGGAGATGCACTTCCTCTATCACAACCTCGGCGGCCGCCTGGGCAATGCGATCCCGCACTTCATCGAGGATCTCGACAGCGGAGATCTCACGCCGAAGGAAAAGGCCGCGTTCCACGAGGCTCTCAAGAGCGCCGAGGACGAGGCGCACAAGTTCATGGAGAACGCCGCCAAGTCGCTGCGCACGTCGCTCGGTCACGGCTCGGGCTACGAGGGCATGCAGACCAACGCGAACGTGGCGTTCCGCGCGCGCATGCAGGAGCTCGGGTTCCCCGACGAGGCGATCGTCGAGCCTTTCCCGGGCGCCACCTCGGGCGTCACGCTCGGCAGCGGCAAGCGCCCCAGGCTGCCGCCCGCGGGCTCTGCTGTGCCCCCTGCGGTGGCCGGCGGTCCCGCCGAGGGCGCGACCAAGACGACGTCCAGCGGACGGACCTTCGTGTTCACGGGCGGGCAGTGGAGGGCTCAGCGCAATGGCCCGTAAGCTTCACCCCGACGAACCGACGCCCGAGGAACTCGCCGAGCTCAACGCGGCTGACGCGCCCACGCCTGAGGAGCTGGCGGAACTGAACGGCGCGCCCGCGCGTCCTGCCGGCCCCGCGCTCGAGGAGACCGACGCGGCTGCCGCGGGGGCCGCGGCGCAGGCGGCAAGGCCGCCCAGGCCCGGGTTCCTGGCCCGCCTCGGCACCGGCCTGCGCGCCGTCGCATCGAATGCGGCCAAGGCACCGGGCGAGTTCGCTGCCAGCCCGGCGGCGTCCACGCGCGCGCTCGTCACCGGCGCGGCGAACGCCTCGACGCTCGGCCTCGCGGCCCGCGGCGGCGACAAGCGCGGCGCGAAGATCGAGGAACTGCGCGCGAAGGCGGCGGCCGGCACTCTCACGCCAGACGACATGCAGCATTTGGCGATGATCCGCGACACCCAGGCGCCTCCGTCCCTGTCGCTGCGGGACGAGCCGCGTGCGCCCATCACCGACCCGATGGCGGCGATCGACGAGGCTTCGCGCGCGCACGCCAAGACGGCAGAGGATATCACCGCCAACCCCGGCTCGCAGACGCTCGGCGCGCTGGTCGCGCCGTCCCCGGGCAAACTCGCGGGCCAGGGTTTCGCGCGGATGATCCGCGGCACCGGCGCCGTAGCGCGCGCGGCGCGACCCCTGGCGGCCTCGGCGACGATGGGAGCCGTGGATAGCGGCGTCCCCGTCGCCGCGCGCGGGGGCAGCGCTGGAGAGATCCTCCAGGCCACCGGCGAGGGGACTGCGACCGGCATCGCCGCCCATGGCGCAGGCAAGGTGATCAACGGCGCCGCCGGCCTGGGCCGCATGCTGGCGGGCAAGGTGTTTCCTGTCGTCGGGCGCTTTGCCGAGGCACGCGCCGCCGGCCGACCAGAGATCGACGAATCGAAGTGGAGCTACAACCCCGGCCCTACGACCGGTGGCCCGCGCTTCGGCAACGCGCCGCCGCCGCAGCTGCTGGTCAAGCCCCGGACGCCGATCCTGCCGCCCGGCCGCGAAGGCATCCAGGCGGCCGGCGAGACCGCCGTGGACGCCATTCGCGCGCGCCAGCAGGCCCGCGGCGCCCCCATCGCACAGGCGCACGCTGACCAGATGGAACTGGCGAAGCAGACGCCGGCCAACCTGATTCCCGTCGAGGACAAGCTCGACGAGCTCGCCGGCTCGGCTCGCTTCCAGGCCGGCGACGTCCGCCGGGGCGCGCGCTCGACCGCGGCCGCTGCGGAGGCGGCGAAAGCCGACCTTCTGAAGCAGGGCTATCATGGCCGCACCGAGCGCGACCTCGTCGAAGCGCGCCGGGACGCCAAGGAGGCCGGCGCGTTCGGGAAGCAGTTCCCGACGACGAGGCAGCGTTCGGCGCGCAAGGTCTACGGCGCCTACAACGAGTCGGTGTCGCCCGAGACTGCCGCTGTGGACGACGCCTATGCCGCGAACAAGCGCGGGGAGGGTATCGAGAACCGCATCGTCTTCGGCCGCGAGAAAGGCGGCCGCACGATGCCAGCCGAGCAGAAGGGCGCGCCGCCGGCACTCGACCCTAACGATCGGGCGGTCGCGGGTCAGCGCCTCGCGCGCATCCACGACAAGACGGAGCCGGGCAAGCTGATGGCTCGAAAGCTCGAGATCCTCGCTGCGCGCGACCCGGTGTTCAAGGAAGCTCTGTCGCACATCTCGGCGAAGAAGGCGCTCGAGGAAACGCGCTTCCTTGGCGGCCACGGCACGGGCGAGCAGGTGGCGCTGCACGATGCTGCGGGGATCGGCTCGCTGCTGAAGCTCGGGGCGAAGAAGGCCGGCGCCGTTACGCGCAAGTTGGATGACCGGATCCTGCGCCCGATGTCTCAGGGCAACGTCGCTCCATTCTTCACGCGTCTCGGCCGCGCGGGGCGCGAGGAGGATCGGCCGTGACGTCAAAACGCGGGGTGATTCCAGACCCAGCGGATCGCGCTGATCAGCAGCCAGAGAGCGCCGCCAATGCAAGCCATCGCGAAAATGACCGAAAGGCATCCTGCAGTGGCCGAGGCGAATTCGTCCAGAGCACCATTGGCCTTGGCGCCGTTCGCGTCAGGAGGCGGCGACTCCGGCTCCTGGGCCGGCCGGGCGGGCTTCGCGAGCAGAACGGATTTCAGATTCCCTTCCCGAAAGGCCGTTCTAACGACGAGCCCGATGACCACCGTCAGCAGGACGAGCGACGCGATCAGCACGGCCGTCGCGACATTCATGGCCGCCCATCCTGCGCCCGCTCGCGCGCGGCGGCAATCCTGCGCGCGCGTCCAGTCTTCGTGTCCGCACGTTCGTTCAAAGGAGAGATCGCATGCAGCTCATGAAGTTGATGGACTTCCGT